CCTCCCACCTGGAAATCCAGGGAATAAGTTAACGTCAGGCTAATGGATACCCGACGTCCTCCCACATAGAGACGAAGCGGTTGCTAATCGCCAGTCTCAGTCTATCCGGAACGATAGGGATTTCGTCCGAATAAACCTCACCCCCAGATTCCTCTGGGATACTGAAAATAGCCTCGTTAGAGACTACGTCAATCTTAGATCTCTCTAAAATCGACAGACCTTTCGGCATCAGACTGCTACCGCTAACGCGGGATGCATGTATGAGCCTACGAGGGGTTGGTTTCAGCGATAAACTGCTGAATTGCCAACCTTCCCAACCACGCTTGCCGTGTTTGTCACGGAAGTCGCGTTGAGGGAGTGCTTCGATAAAAGAAGACACCACCCCAAGGTCCCCTTGACCGTCAGGAATCTTCAGATCCCTGACCCAAGAATCTTGGATCAGAGAGTCACGCAGTTCTACATATACAGCCCACACATCCGGAGGGATGAACCCGTCGTATACACGATCGGCCCATCGCCTCAGGTTGTTGACTACAAGTAGTTCTCGCGTGACATCTTCTATACCCTCACGGATATAGAAAGGTGAAACGTCACGGCCCTCAAACCAGTGCTTACCGCACGATTCTCGGAACGGCCCCGTGGCGTAGCTCTTCTTCTCGTTCAGCGTAAAGCCGAAACGAGTGAGAGTATACGTTAAGAGCTCGTAGGAGTCCGACGAGACGATCAAGTCATCGCCGTAAACGCCTATCCGTGTGTCCCTACTACCAAGAACTGCATTTACGGCCGAACATAGAGCCCAGAAGATCAGGCTCTCTAGCTCGAACGTGAAACCGTTTCCCATGGTAGAAAACTTCTGGTACCGTATTACGGTCCCATCAGCAAAGACGCCAAAGTGGCATCGGACCATGTTCATGGCCTCGAACCAATCTGGGGGAAGCAGTAACTCAACTACCTTGGTGGCAATGGTGTCACTAGCGGAGCTCAGGTCGATAGTCGCGAGACTACCGTCCTTTGATCCTAGCTTAGATAACACCTGATTGACTCCTTGGTTGTTAAGATCTACGCCTACTTTGCGAAGCCTCTGTCGTATTACCGTGCCGATGCCTTTCTGTATGTACATATTCATACAGGGCTCGATCGCGATAGTACGGTCGGTCTTCGCCGTCTTAGGGACAGTGGTGATGCGATTCCCGATTTTCCGATTTACCGGAATCTCGGACCAGTGGTTAACTGGCCCCGCCCATGGCTTAATCAAAGATATTGCAATCTTTGAAAGGGTCTCGCACGATGCGGTGGTGTCCGGTGTACCCCGGAACTTGTAGTAGAGGTCGCCTTTCCTCCGGCTAAGCCTTGTAGAGGCATGCCGGCCGTGCTGAAAGTACCTGGAGCATTCATCCCAGCTAAAAGCACCCAAGCATCTCTCGATTTTTCTTCGAGCCAGCTTCAAAACTGGATCGAACTCGGCAGAGCCGAGTCGAGAGTACTCGATGCAAAGTCTGGTGTTGGTCTCCTGGCACTGACGCTCGCTGTCATAAAGCTTCGTGAATGCAATTTCACGTAGCACCTCGGGTTGCGCCCCCGTCATAGACGGTGACGCCTTTGACAGAATCTCCGATAACAGATAGTCTACGGCGAAGGTACGTGCATCATTGTACTCTTCAGCTTTCGGCGTCTTCATCGAAAGAATATCCTGCCAAGTTCCAGAGGTGACAGCGTCGCGATACGCTAAACCGAAAGGGGTTTTGCTCAAAGAGCTTAGCCTCTCGGCAACGTACCGCGAACGATCAGCCGACTTCCGACCGCTCAGCTTATAAAGCCGAGCCCTCACACCCTTGGTTGCAGAGATGCTCGATTTTCGCTGCTTGTCAGGTTTACTCATGAAAAGAGCTCCTGAGTTCGCAGTTAAGCTCATCTACAGCATCCTGGTCCAGCGTAAGTTGGACAGGTTCTTGCTGGTAGGCGAGCCAGGCGACATGGTAGTCGTCAATCAGACAACTCTGGCAGATCCACAGAGGTTCCTTCACCAGATCGAGAAACTCCATCTGGTAACGGTAAACGCTCTGCTCCCCGCACGCAAGACACGTCGACATCCGTAGACGTGCCATGTGGCGGATCGAGGGGCCGCTGAGGAGGGTATTGATGGTCATAGTTTGCTCCGTTTAAGAGATAGACTAGTTCGATGGTTCCCACCACGATGGTGAGAATCCACATGCTTATGGCGATGATCAGAGCTGGACGCATGGTAAATTATGCGTACCAACCCTGTAGATCCGACACGAAGGTCTGGAATTCAGTCGTAGACTGAAGCCCGGACACGAACGTGAAAAGATCCAACCGGTCCTGGGCAGTATGCCCATACGGGAACCGGTATTCGACACGAGCTTGGCTGAACGCGACCACATTACCCAGCGCATCCGTGATCGGAATGCGGAAGATAGCGGAGGCGACCGACGTGCTTCCTTTGGTAGTACGGCGGGCCAGATTAGTCTGCAGCTCGCGCTGCATATTAAACTGGTCGGCACCGTCATTCCAGTGGACCACGTTACCGGTAACGCTGTCGACAGTGAATGTTACGCTGTTCGACGGGGTCTGACCATCGGTCAGGTTAAACGTCCCAAGAGTGGGCATGTTTGTCCTTTAGGCAATAGCCTTTTAGGGATTAGCGGGAAACTCTCGCAGAACCAACTAGCAAGGCTAGTCCATTGAGAGCGTGGGTAACTGATAGAGGATTCTTAACGTGGGGCAGGGGAACAGGGGGGAAATCAGTTAGGACCTGACGGTCCATAGTGAAAAACCTTCCCTTACTCCCTACTCCTGAGCTCGAGAAACCAGCAGAAGCTGGCGATCGAACGACGTCTTTAACCCTCTTCGCATCCAACTTACTGAAACTGGTCATCGTGCCGGATAAGAACTCTTTTCCCGCTGTTGCGGTAAGAGAATTCAGGACCTTTCCAACAGGGAAGGCCCAATCAACAACGAATGACCAAGGGGTTACTTCCCAAGCTGTATCGGCAATATCGAGCAGACCGTTACGCGCGGCTTCAACAGCCTGAGCGTTAATGACGGCCCAATATCCGACCAACTTGAGACCCCTGTATCCATTATTAAACTGCACAGTCTTCACGTATGAGTCCCCACCTGGGTCCTCATCGTGACAGACGCTTAGTCTGTAAGGGATACGTACAGTCGCCTGCGATTTAAAGCGCATGCGCGTTGGGACGGCAGTTGCATCATTGGCCAGCTTACGGATAGCTCCGTCAGCATCAGACAAGAGAGGCTTCCAACCGTACTGAAGTTCAAGCCACCTGTTAGCAAGTCGCTTAGAAGCAGGGTCACCTGGCCCACGGTAGATACCGCGCGGATGTTCCATCCGGCGGCGCATCTCCTTAGAATAGGTAATCCTTAGCTCATCGGCAGCTTGTCGCCAGGATCCGTGTTTGACCGCAGTATAAGCTTTCCCGAGGGCACTGCATGTGTCTCCGATGAGACGGATCGTTTGACCCGCTTCAGCGAAGGCAGCACCGAACTGGACATCTTGGTCCTTGATCTTATCACGGAACTTGAACACCGTATCGGTGTAGAGATTCGACGTATCAGGAGCACCCCAGAATTCAGAATCCTGAGGAAGACCTGTGAAATCGATCTCACCGACCCATTCTTGACCCGTAAGGGTAAGGATTTCATGGCCACGATTGTAAGAGCGTTTGTACCCGCTGGCGAAATAACCAGACGGGGGAACCCACGCATTTGGATCGTGTAGGCGAGCAGCATGCTCAGGATTGTGGACAACCTCGCTTCTTTGGCGGTAGTAATCAAGGAATCCGTGCGGCACGTTAGTGACGACACCGGACTCGTTGACCACCTTACCATCGATTTGCAAGCTGTCTACTCTCATGGGCTTCGCTCTCAGTATGCCGCGGAGTCAGTATTAACACCGCGAAGAGCAGGGGCCCGAAAGGGC